TCGAAAGTTAAAACAGGCTTTTGTTCTTTTTCTTTTTTAGCCATTATTTAGCTCCTTTGTTTGTTAGTTAAAATCTACTTTGATTCTAATTCTTTTACTTTTGCAGATAGCTCTTGAACTGCTTTAATTAATGGTGTAATTAATTCTGTCTCGCCAAGTTCCTGCATACCATCTCTGTTTTCTTTCCAAACTGGAAACTCAGAATGCCCAGCATTATCCATTGCCTCTTTAACTTCTTGAGCAATAAATCCATAATGTTTTTTATCAGGATTTTTACGCTCTGTTGTGTTGGCATTGTATTGCTCAAACTCTTGAGGGTATTCACTTGGTGCTTTTTTCTTGTAAGTAACTGGTCTTAAATCATTAATAAAATCAAGACCTAATTCAGAATCTTCTATATCTTTTTTAATTCTTTTATCAGAAGAGTGTGTCCAAGTAGCATTTTCACCAAAGTCATTAGTAATATAATCTGAATCAACACCTATTCTAACTGTTTCTGTTCCACCACCTACTAATGCATCTGAACCAGCTGATAAAACTATTTCATCATTTACATCATTAGCAGATGCATCTGCAAGATAGCCAATATATGTATTATTTGCACCTGTTGTGAGTGTGTCACCTGCACCTACACCTAAAGCAGTATTGTTACTTCCGTCTATTATTGCACCTCCTGCACCTGAACCAATTAGTGTATTACTTGAACCAGTAGTGACATCATCTCCTGCTCCCCTACCTATAAATACATCATTGTTAGCTGATGATATAACCTTACCAGCTTCAAAACCAATCACTACGTTACTATGAGCAGTTATAGCGGTGCTTGTTCCAGTTGAACCACCTAAAGCTAATTGACCTATTGCTACATTTTTAAATCCAGTATTGCTAGTAGTAGTATTGTGTCCACCACCCATAGCCCTATCGCCTACTGCAGTATTATAACTACTATTATCTCCACCACTAGAACTTCCAAATTTATTTAAAGATTGATACCCTATGCTTGTGTTTGATTGACCAGCAATTGTATTCTTACTTGATTCATAACCAATAGCTGTATTTTTTGCTCCTGTCGTAAGAGACTGAAGAGATTGTCTACCTATCGCTATTGTGCCTACTATCGCATTGGTAGTTTCAGATAATGAGCCTTTAAGAGCTTCATAGCCTATTGCTACCGAATTGTTTACTGTTTCACCAGCTGGAATATTTTCCATTGCATTAGTACCAATAGCAACATTTGAATGAGCAGTTGTAGCAGTTGTCAATGCTTTTAACCCCAAAAGAACATTACTCGCACCAGTTGTTAAAGCATCACCAGCATACGCTCCTAATGCAGTATTGTTTGCACCACTATCTACACTGGCTAAAGCATCAGTACCTATAGCAGTATTTGCATCACCAGTAGTTATAGAATACAAAGCACCTGAACCTACTGCTACTGAATAATTTGTATCTCCAACTGCATTTTTCATTGTGTGGTTTCCTACTGCTACATTTGCAGTTCCACTTTGATTTACACCAGCGTTAAATCCAAGAAATGTATTATTGCTTTGTGTGGTTACTGCTTGACCAGCTTGATGACCTAGAAAAGTGTTTTGCATTCCAGTTGTTACAGAATCACCCGCATTTGTACCAATTGCGACATTTTCAGAACCAGTTGTGATTGCAGTTAATGCTTGAAATCCAACCGCTGTATTTTGAGAATGGTTTTGCCCATCTGCTCCAGCCATTGCTTGAGAGCCTATAGCAGTATTTTTTTGACCAGTCTCATTGTATCTTGAAGTAAAATACCCCATAGCTACATTATTTGTACCAGTAGTTAATTCTGCCATTGAACCATAACCTAATGTAGAATTTGTACCACCAGTTGTGATTGCTTTTAATGCACTATGACCAACGCCAGTATTATTAGTTGCATTTGTAGAACCACTTACACCTTGTCCAGTCTCAAAACCTATATATGTATTATTAGCTACATTTCCATTTCTACCAGCATTCTTACCGATGAAAACATTTTCAGCTCCGCTAGTGATTTGAAGCCCACTACTAGACCCAATCGAAACATTGTTAGAACCACTATCGACAACATTTAATGCTTTATATCCTACTCCAACATTATTAGAATAGTTTCCACCTACAGCTCCAACAGCAGCATCATAACCAATTATTACATTTTCTACACCAGTTGAATTTCTAAGAGAAGCTTGATAACCTACAGCTACATTTTTTCCAGAACCATTTTGAGTTGCTAACGCATAAGACCCTACAGCTGTACTTCCAACATTAGTATCTTCTGTAGCTAAAGCACTTTTACCAATAGCAACATTAAAACTACCTGTAGTAATTGAACTACCTGCTAAATCACCTACAATAGTATTGTTAGACCCTGAATTTATTTCGTGACCGGCTTCCGAGCCAATGACGACATTATTATCTCCAGTTGTTAAATCTTGAAAAGTAATATAACCAATCCCTATATTGCCAATAGCGTCAGATAATGTCCCAACATTATTTACACTATCCCCGATAAAAACATTATAATTTGAACCTGAGTCTATATCTCCTATACTTTTCCCAAAAACTGTATTTCCTGTACCACCATCATTATTACTAAGACTAATGCGAGAGTTAGCATCAAGTTGTAATTTTTTTGAACCGCCTGATATAAATGTAAGATTATTTCCACCATCTTGCCCCATTCCAGTATCAGTATCATCTGCAAATGCATAGGCTGGAACTGTACTACTTGGTGCTGCATTATATAAATACCATCCACCAGCATTACCACTTTTTACATTACCTGCTGCGGTAATACGCATTCTTTCAGTAGAACCACCAGCTTCAAAAACTAAATCTGAGGAATCCCCAGCCTTTCCTTGATTATATATAGAAGCACCAACTGTAGAAGTACCCGAAGTAAATAAAAGTTTAGTTCCATCATTTACAGTTGTTCCAGAGTTTCTTAAACGTAATCCTACAACTGCACCTGAACCATTAGTTGATGATGAAGTAATTTGCATATCACCAGCTAAAACTTCTGAATAATTAAAATCACCACCTCCATTAACAGTTAAGTCACCACTTATAGTAACGTCACCAGATATTGTACCACCTGCGATCGATATATTTAATCTATTGTTTGATGTGTCTAATACAGCGTTTAACGCTTCTTGGGTTGTGTGTGAAAATCCTACAACCGCATTACCTGAAGAATCTAGAAGTACCTTATTTAATACTTCTTTTGTTGTAAACTTGTTAATATCAGCCATTGATTACTCCTTGACTTCCTCCACCACCGCCTCTAGGGCAAATTAACTATTATCTAAAATCTGCTGGGACTACCGCTCTAGTTCCACCTGTTTTACTTCTTTTTCTATTGCCATACTTCTTTATGGCGTTATTAAATTTTCTTTCATGTTGTACCATCATATTCATTGCTACTTGAGATCTGTTAGCATCACCAGTAGAACCAGCTCTATCCATGTATAAACATTTCTTTACATAATCTACAATAGCAGAATGAAATAAATTGTCCACATCTGGCGTATCTGTAATTGCGGTAACTCTTTTAGGATTACCATAATAATGTATAAGCATTCCATTTACCATATTATGATCTATTGCTTGATATGCTTTCCTAGAAGTTCTAGTCTCAGCACTAGATGAATATGTAGTTACTAAACTTAAATGGTCACCTCTTATGTAATATAAAATTTGATTCTCAGGATACTTTACATTACCTGTTAGTTGACCTGTACCTTGAGTAGTTGTAGATATTGTAAACCCTGTATTATTATCAGATGCATCTGTAACACTACCCCTATTCGTATTTGTAACCGTAACGATGTTATCATTTCCAGCACCAACGCCAACTGATGCTGAAAATCCAGTTGTAGCATCTAATTTATTTTTTACGGCTGTAGCTACTGTAGATGGACTTGCATCAGCTGCAAATGTTACTTCTACACCAGTTGCTCCAGACACAGAAGGATCTGAGCCAGCACTACCAACATTCATCCATACATAATACTGAACTGTCTTATAACCAACATTAACAGTAGCATCAGTATTTATTGCATTTATTAAAAAGTATTTATTATTTAAACTACTAGAAGAATCTGCTACTGTAACTACTCTTGTTATTTCTGCTGCTAATGCCATAATTTAATCGCCCGGATCTTTAATTCCTGAACTCTCTGAATTTATGTCAAACATAAGTGGTTCACCATCTAAAACTCTAGGTATTTTAATATAATCACCTTCATTATCTAATATGTCTATACGATAGACTTTATTAATACCTAATAGCTCACTACTAGAATCAGTAGCACTATCACCAATATTATAAGCTGTTTGATCTTTTAGTATATCTATTTTAGCAGATATAGACTTTTGTGAATACTCACCCATTTCATTTATAGCATCATTTATTAAAGACATAATATATGTTTCAGGAGCTTCTGGGAATACCTGTCTAACCCTACTAATAATTTGTTTTACTGTTAATGTATGTATTGAATGTGACATATTACCTCACTAACTGTGCTAAACCTTTTTCATAATCTGCTTGTAATTTAGCCTGTTGTTTCTCCATCCAAGAATATTCAGTGCTAATTACATTTAATCTTGCAGTAACTTCGTTTCCATACCCCTGAGCTATTTGTATTTTAGTTTGGATTTCATTAGCATATCCTTGAGCCGCATTTAAATAACCACTAACAACTTGATTATACCCACTTACTTGAGATATCCTAGCACTTACTTCATTTGCATAAGTTTGAGCTTCATTAGCAGAAGAGGTAGCTTCTGATAAAAATCCATTACCAGCATTCACATGTGAAGAGGCTAATTCTATATCTTCAGCTGTGTTAGAAGTCACAGCACTATCAAATTGAATGTTTGCTAGAGCAACCGCTGTATTAACTCTATCAGCCGCTGTGTTTATAGCTGATAGGGCAGTGTCTACATCAGCATCAACCTGTACTGCTGCTTCAGTAAGTTGAGTAACTGCAACGCCTACAGCATTTGAAATTAAATCACAAATAGCTTGAGTCTCATCTAATTCTGTATTAATAGCAGTTAATGCTGTAGTTATATCTGAGTTTCCCGATTTAGCAGATAAAGCATTTTGTAGTGATTTAATAGAAGCATATAAGGGCACTAAATATTCTCCATCATCTGGAAACTTTGCAATTAACTCATGTGTATAAGAGACTGCTGGATATGCAAGTGTTTGAACATGGGCATTATTAGAATTACTAGGCTCTGGTACTACACTTAATATATTATTAACTATGTAATAAGCAGGGTCTGTTGACGTAGCTGCCATCATATCACCACTATCTCTAATTCTACCATTTAGAC